ATTTTAATTTATTTACTCCTAACAAATCAACCATACAAAAATCGCTCATACATAATCACATTTTTAAAACACCTAATACCCCCCTTTACTTAAAAATACCCCCGACATTAATATTTACACTAATAATCTTAGAAAATATTTTGATAAGACTGCTTACATATCCCCATATGAATTAGATTTTATTAAATTATCACTTCAGCGACGGTTCGCTGGAGTGCAATATCGACGACTCACTATTGATGAGGCTATAAAGGGTAACACCATTATAACACCAATTGATAGATCAACCTCACCCGGACTACCCTGGAACAATTTTCAAAACGGACACGGAAAACACAAATGGCTTGGCAAAAATGAAAACTGGATAACAAATCATGAACAACTAATATCTATGATGGATGAATTTTATGAATTATTAGAACAAGATAAAATTCAACCTATGATATTTATTGACCAAACCAAAGATGAAAAACGACCAATAGAAAAAGTTGCACTTGGAAAGACACGTATGATAACTGTTGGACCTATGCAACTGGCTATATTATTCAGGCAGTATTTTGGATGTTTTGATGAACACCTTAAAATGAACAAAATACTTAATGGATCCTTACTTGGAATAGACCCCTCTGGAAGTGATTGGACATTGCTATATGATAAAGCTGTGAGAATGTCTAGCAATAATAATATTATTGCTGGAGATTACACAAATTTTGATGGCTCTTTGAATCGGACCATAATTTGGACCATTTTCGAAGCACTCACTGAAATGTTTGAGATACCAACTGATTCTCATGATTATATTGTCATGTGTGCTTTATGGACTACTATCACTGATAGCTTACATTTGCACAAACATACAATATATCAATTGAATCATTCTCAACCATCTGGAAACCCTTGGACAACGATAATTAATATTCTATATAACACAGGACTAATCGAATTGTGTTTAGTACGTATATTAATTGAAAAGCAAACGAAATTACCACAAAGTTTGTCTGACAACGTATACTTAGCTGTATATGGTGATGACAATTTTATGGTATTTTCCGACTTATTAAAATCTATGATTGAACCTCATGAAATAACTGCAATGATGAAGAAACTTGGACATATTTATACGACAGAAACGAAAGTAGGAGATCAAACTTATAGAAATATAAGCGAGATATCCATACTTAAACGATCTTTTAGATACGATGACAATCTTTGCTATTGTTTTGCTCCCCTCAATATTGATGTCATTCTTGACATTCTAAATTGGGACCGCGAAACTCACTATGAAACGAAAGTAATGCAATCAATCCAGAATGCAGATACAGTTCATAGAGAGTTGTTACAACATGACGAACAAACATATAATTTATACTGGCCTATGGTTTTAAAGGCAATGAAACCATATGGATACAACCCTAGCCAACAACTACCTTACAAGATGTTTCAACGACTCTTAGTAAGCGGTGGTACTTACTTTTCTATTTAGAAGAGGTGTAGACAGTACCCTACACACAAACCATTTCATGATAATTGTACACATCATGTTCTTATTTATAGTACAGCAACAACAACAACAGAAACAACAAACGAAACAACAACGACAACCTTAGCAAACACGAACATTGACTTGATCCCACATGCCGAAGAAATTTTAACCGTACTTGACCTTGCAGCTCCTGACGTTTTGTCAGCAGAAAACCCCCAACATATGGACCGTAGAATAATAACTGGTGGAGAAGAAAATCGTGAACATAATATAATCGATTTTAT